ACTAAAAAGACTTTTTGAGAAATAAATGGCAAAAAGATCTACAAAAAAAGAAGTAGAGTGGAGAGTCCGTAAAGTTGCTGCTCTGAAAGCTCGTAATACTATGCGATCAGAAATTGTCGCATATGGTGTTAGAGAATGGGGGGTGAAACCTAGAGCAGTTGATAAGTATATAAGTGCTGCAAACGAAGTAATGGCAACAGATTGGGATGTTGACAGAAGGCAATTTACTGCTGATGTTCTTTCTCAACTTAGTACATTGGCACAAGATGCAAGAAGAAACAATCAACCACATATTGCTCTTGGCTGTATAAATACAATGGCAAAAGTTGCTCAGTTAATATGAGTATCATTGATCGAGAGGGCAGAATACTAGAATCTTCTAATGGTGCTAATTTATGTTGTGACGATATTATTGAAAGAATTAAGGCTGACCTACACCCCGGCCAACTTGCTTTTGTTAATGACCAAGATACGCAAATCATTGGTCTTTCTGCTGGTTATGGGGCAGGCAAGACCAGAAGTTTATGTGCAAAAGCTGTTCAGTTAGCAATAAACAATCAAGGTTTTACAGGTGCAGTTATGGAACCTACTGCACCATTAATAAGAGATATATGGCAAAACGATTTTGAAACTTTTTTAGAAGATTATGGAATCCCATATACACAAAGACAATCTCCATTGCCTGAATATTTATTGCATCTGCCAGATGGAGATGCTCGCATACTGTGTAGAAGTTTTGAAAACTGGTCTAGAATTATTGGACTGAACCTTGCTTGGGTACTTGCAGATGAGATAGATACTGTTGCTCCATCTATTGCTGACAGAGCTTTTCCAAGAATACTTGCAAGATTACGTTCTGGAAATCAAAGACAGTTTGGTGTTGCATCAACACCTGAGGGTTTCAGATGGATGTGGAATACTTTTGGAAGTAACGAAGCACAAAAGAAAACAGATAGAAAGTTAATAAAAATGAGGACATACGATAATCCACATTTGCCACAAGACTTTATTACAAGATTGGAAGAGAATTATGAAAAAGGTTTACTGCAAGCATATTTAAACGGAGAGTTTTGTAATATAACAACAGGACAAGTTTATGACCGCTTCAACCGAACTGTCCATGTCACTGATGCATTGCCAGATATATCTAACGAACCACTTAGAATCGGGATCGACTTTAATATTGGAAATACTAATTGCGTAATTGGTATTGCTATTGGTGACAAATTACTCGTGGTTGATGAAATAAAAGAATCACATGACACCGACTCAATTGCTCAAGAAATTAAAAGACGTTATCCAGAACAAAAAATCTATGTCTATCCTGATGCTTCAGGAGGAAACAGAAGCACAAACGCTTCGAAAACCGACATCCAAATACTAGAAAGTTATGGATTTATGAACCAATCGCCAAAGGCAAATCCACCTGTAAGAGATAGAGTTAACTCAGTACAAAGATTACTTGAAAATGGAAAAGGTCAAGTTAGACTACAAATTCATTCAAGTGCAACTAAATTAATTGAGTGTCTTGAGCTTCAAAGTTATACTGAAAAGGGTGAACCTGATAAAGATGCTGGTTACGATCACATGAATGATGCTTTAGGGTACATTACATGGCGTCTGTTTAATCCATTACATATGGGTGCTGGTCGTAAAACAGGAATTAGGCTTTATTAAAATTATTTATTACACTAAAGAAAACATTGGAGCAAAATGTACTCAGGTTATAACTATTACAACAGAGAGACAAACTCACAAGGTAAAGAAATAAATGACCCGAATGCTATTTGGTTTCAACAAGAGCCTCATTGGATGCTGATAGAAGATTTGCTTGGTGGTACATATCAAATGAGAAAAAGACACAGACGTTACTTACCACAAGAACCAAGAGAATTAGACGAATCATATGACAACAGACTTGCTAGGTCTGTTTGTCCACCATTTTATTTACGTCTAGAAAGAATGTTGGCTGGTATGTTAACAAGAAAGCCTGTCAGGTTAAATGATACAGCAGACCCTATTCGTGAACATTTATTCAATGTGGACTTACAAGGAAATGATTTAAATGTTTGGACTTATGAGACTACAAGAAAGATGGTTAGATATGGTCATGTTGGTGTTTTAGTTGATGCTCCAACAAGTGAGCAAAGTGGCAGACCGTATTGGGTGACTTACACACCTAGAGATATTTTGGGATACAGAACTGAAATGATCGATGGTGAAGTTAAATTATCACAATTACGTTTACAAGAAAAAGTATCTGTTGCTGATGGTCTTTATGGTGAAAAAATAATTGACCAAATAAGGTTATTAACCAGAGGTGGTTTTGAAATACATCAAAAAGGCAAAAATAATTTATTTGTAAAAGTTGATGAAGGGACTACAAGTCTTTCAGAAATACCTTTTTCTGTTGCTTATGCAAACAGACTAAATTTATTGGAATCAAGACCTCCAATGTCTGACATTGCAGAATTAAATTTAAAAGCATATCAAATACAATCTGATTTAGATAATCAGTTACATATTTCTGCTGTGCCAATGTTGGCATTTTATGGGTTTCCGCAAAGTTCTGAAGAAGTAACTGCTGGACCCGGAGAAGCAATAGCCTTCCCTGCTGATGGAAGAGCCGAATATATAGAGCCTGCTGGTAGAAGTTATGATGCTCAGTTTAAAAGACTTGATGTTTTGTCAAACCAAATAAACGAATTAGGTCTTGCTGCTGTATTAGGACAAAAATTATCGGCAGAGACAGCAGAAGCAAAACGAATAGATAGATCACAGGGTGATTCAACAATGATGGTTGTAGCACAACAGATGCAAGATATGATTGATAATTGTTTGCAGTTTCATGGTGAATATATAAATGCTGAAGCTGGTAGTTGTTTTGTAAATAGAGACTTCCTATCACAGAGACTTGAACCACAAGAAATACAGGCATTACTACAGCTTTATACATCTGGTTCTATTACACAAGAAACATTACTAAAACAGCTACATGAAGGTGAAGTGTTGGGAGATGAATTTGATGTTGAAGAAGAAATTGAATCTACACAAAATGGTGGATTAGTTGAAATGGCACAACCAAAAGAAGTAGAACCAGAGCCAGAAGAAGAACAAGATGCTGCATAATCAATGTCAATTCCAGAAAGTTTTTACAGACAATCTATTGACTTAAATAGATATAGCAATCGTATTGCTAGGGAGATAGTAACTAACTACAATAATGTAATTTTAGATTTAACATATAAATTAGCTACTATTGATGAAGTTACTAGCCCTGCAACTGTTGCTCGTATCAGGGCAATGCTTGCACAGTTTAAAGAAAGTCTAGAAGGTTGGTCTGTAGAGGGAACTGCATATATGGCAGACCAATTACAAAGTCTTGCTTTATTTCAAACTGAATTTGTTGCAAGTGAATTACAAAAAGTTTTACCTGTTGGAGCAGCAAATGTAAATACAGTACAAGTCTCTGGCAATTTTGCCAGAAGTCTTGTTTATACAGACCCAACCAGAATTAATGTTTTTACATTACCAACACTTGAATCACAAGTCAGAAGAACATTTAGTTTGACTGCTGCAAAGGGTTCAGTAATTACATTACCAAGTGGAGAAGTAATCGAAAAGGCTTTTCGTGGTATTGCATCGGCACAAGCTGATTTTATTTCAAGAGAAATAAGAGTTGGTATTACAGAAGGAGAGTCAATAGCAAAGATAGCAAGAAGGCTTAGAGGTCGATTGCAGTTTGGTGCAAACCAAGAAATGACAGCAAGAGCACAGGCACTTGCTGGTGGTACTGGAATGAAACTCGCAAATAATCAAGTAAGAACAATTGTAAGAACATCTGTAAATCAAGTTCAAACAATGGCAAATCAAGCTGTGTATTCTGCCAATCAAGATATAACGAAAAAATATGAATATGTTGCAACACTTGATGCAAGAACTACTGCATTATGTGGAAGTCTAGATGGTAAAAAATTTAGGTATGGTGAAGGTCCAGAGCCACCACAACATTTTAATTGTCGATCTACAACTGTGCCAATCATTGATGATGATGATTTAAGAAGAAGATTTCCTGATACACGACCAAGTGAGGTTGGAAGAGTACCACAAGATTTAAGTTATCCTGATTGGTTAAAAAGAAACCCCAATATGCAGACACAAGCACTTGGAAATAAAAAGCGTTTTTTTAATTATTTAATAAATACAAAAAATAAAAGCCCTAGAGATGCTTTGCGTCAGATACTAAGAGATGATGGGACAGAATTATCTTTAACAGATTTAATTAAAAAATATCCAAAAGCAAATTAAAAGTTATACTATTGTTAGTTGCTTTTTTATTATGCCAAAAGGAATGAATTATGGTTCTACAATGAAACCTAAGAAAAAAAAGAAAAAAGGTGGTAAAAAATAATGGCAAAAACATTATTACAAAGGCTTTCAGAAGCTAAAAAAACAAAACCAAAGAAAAATGTTAAGAAAAAAGAAGAAGAAGAGTAAGATTCCAGAAAATTATCTAAAAGGGTCTAAAAACAGGAGTGCAAAAGCTGCTGAGATTAGACGTACTGCAGAAGCTTATAGAAAAGGTGAATATATTGACATTAAAGCTGTTCAAAAATCTAGAGTAAACCAAGATGTCACAAAAAAGTCGAAGAAGTCCACTAAACGAAAAAACAAAAAAAGCATTAAGAAAAAAGGCTGAAGGGACTAAATTTACTTATAGTGAATTAGCTTCTGTTTATAGAAAAGGTCAGGGTGCTTATTTATCAAGTGGAAGCCGAAATGTAACAATGGCAGCTTGGTCAATGGCTCGTGTTAATAGTTATATGAGAGGTGGACCTGCACGCAAAGTGGATAAAGATATTTATGATAGAACTAGGAAGAGGCAAAAATGAAAAAAAAAGTTTTAACAACAAGACAAAAAAATGCTTTACAAAGACATAAAAAAGCTCATGGTCATACTAAAGCTCACATAGATTTAATGACAAAAGAAATGCTTGCAGGCAAAACTTTTACGCAAGCTCATAATATTGCTATGAGAAAAAAAGGAAAATGACAGAACAAGAAAAAATAAAAAATAAATTAAAAAAATATAATTTAGAAGGAGTTAACAAACCAAAACCAACTCCTAATCACCCAACAAGTTCTCATATCGTTTTAGCTAGAGAAAAAGGAAAAGTAAAATTAATACGATTTGGTCAACAAGGAGTTAAAGGGAGCCCAAGAAAAGATGGAGAGTCAGATGAATCAAGAAAAAGACGCATGGCATTTAAAGCTAGATTTGCTAAAGATATTAAAAGAGGCAAAATGTCTGCAGCATATTGGGCAAATTTAGTTAAATGGTGATATAAATAATATAATACATTTAGTTTACGACTAATTTATGTCTGAAGAAAACAAAGAAGTGGTTACGCCACCAGAAAACAATGCAGAGCTTGAGCAGTTAAGGGAATCTGTAAAAAAACTTGAAGCAAAAAATTACGAACTTATTGGTAAATTAAAAAACCAAAAACCAGTTTCTGATAAAACTGTGCCAGAAGATTACGAAGAGTTACTTGCTTTCAAGCAAAAACATGAACGTGAACAGTTGGAAAGTGAAGGAAAATATACAGAAGCAACACAAAAGCTTGAACAACAGTATCGTGATAAATCTGCAGAGGACAAAGAACGAATACAAAAACTAGAAGCAAGAAACAGAGAACTTGAACTTATTGCACCAGCAATGCAAGCGTTATCTGAGGTAACGCATGATCCCGAGTTAGTTCTAAATAATTTAGTTCCAAAAGATCAAATACAAATTAAAGAGGGTGTACCTGTTGTTGTTGATGGTTATGAACAATTACCAGTGCAAGAGTATGTTAAAAATAAACTTGAAAAAGAAAAGCCATATTTATTAAAAAATAAACCTCCTTCTGGTGGTGGTGCTCCGATTTCAAGACCATCATCTGATAATTTTTCAGAAGATATGTTGAAACCATTTCTGAAAAATAGTGAAGATATTACTGAACAGGGTCGTATTTTTAAAACATATGGAAAAGAAACTTGGCAAAAGTTGAGAGATATTGCAAAAACACGTTA